AACCGATGAATTCTCGCTTTCATATGGGGGTAAATATTAATGACAGAATTTATGATGCTAGTAGGTCTTCCGGCTTCCGGTAAAAGTACATATGCAGAATCATTAAAAGCAAAGGGATATCACATACATTCTTCAGATGCTATTAGAGAAGAATTAACTGGTGATGAAAATGCACAAGATAAAAACACAGATGTATTCGCTACGTTACATAAAAGAGTTAAGGATGATGTGAGTAATGGAATATCGTGCGTTTATGATGCTACGAATATGAGTATGAAACGTCGCAAGGCATTTTTAGACGAGATTAAGAAATATAATTGTCATAAAAAATGTGTATTATTTGTTATTCCTGTTGAAGTTTGCAAAGAAAGAAATAAGAATCGAGAACGCAAAGTTCCAGAAGAAGTTTTTGATAAGATGTTAAAACAGTTTAATGTGCCCATGAGATATGAGGGTTGGGATGAAATTAAAATTGTTGTAGATGAAGAATATAATTATGACGAAGAATATGTCAAACTAAGACAAAGCGCTGAAATTTTCGAACAAGATAATAGTCATCACAGATATTCATTAATGAAGCACATGACAAAAAGTGCGAATTATTTCCTTTATCATTTTATTGATGCAGTCTCATGTTTTCAATTTGAAAATTTAAGTACAGCTTTATACAACCATGATATAGGAAAGCTAATAACTAAGACTTTTATAAATCAAAAAGGCGAAACGACGGACGAAGCACATTATTATGGACACGATCATGCGGGCGCTTATTTATTCTTATGTGGTTTTTCACAAGATTTAATAGAAAGTACAGATAGGATTTTGTACATTGCTTCATTAATCGATTGGCATATGCATCCGTATCTTGCATGGAAAGAGTCTGAAAAGGCAAGAGAACGTGATAAAAGGTTAATTGGAGAAGATATGTATCAAGACATTATGATTATGCATGAGTGTGATCGCGCAGCACATTAAGAGGTGATGAGTATTACTTGTAGTTCTGAGATCTGTAATTTTATTAATGAACACCCTAACTGGCGTGATCTTTTAATAGAAGAATATAGAATAAATATTAAAGAGGAATATCCTTTTGCTATTTTCAATTATGGGATTGACTGCGATTTTTTAAATCCGATAGTACAAGAGGCGAGAGGGATAATAATTGATATTGAAGACTGCAATGTTGTATGTTGGCCATTTAGAAAATTTGGTAATTATAATGAAAGTTACGCTGATGAAATAGATTGGAACACTGCAAGGGTGCAGGATAAAGTAGACGGTAGTATCATCAAATTGTGGTGGAATGAGTACTCAGAAAAATGGCAGTTTTCTACTAATTCTACGATAAACGCAGACAACGCACTTGCAAACCAAATGACACAAGAAAGTTTCCTTGACGTAATAAGAAGGGCTGATAATTACAATGATATTTTATTAAGGCTACCGATCTTGAATAAGAATTTTACCTTTATGTTTGAGCTGGTTAGTCCAGAAACTCAGATTGTTGTAAAATACCCTACTGCTCATTTGTATCATATTGGAACTAGAAATAATATCACCGGGATAGAAAATGCTGTGAATATTGGTATAGAAAGACCACAAGAATATCCACTGAGAAGTCTCGACGACTGTATTAATGCTTCGATACAACTCAATCAATCAGATGATGGGCAAGTGCATAATGTCAAAAAGGAAGGGTTTGTTGTTGTAGATGGAAACTGGAATCGGATTAAAGTAAAATCTCCAGATTATCTAATGTTGCATCGTATGTCTTCAAATTCAAATTTCTCAAAAGAACGAATCATTGATTTGTTACGTAGTGGATCTGTAAATGTCTATGACATATCAGAAGACTTTCCTAACTTTTCTCATTATTTTAAATATTATGATTTTAAGATGACTGAATTGAACTATCATGCCAAGGTGTTTTGTGATTTTACCGATAGAGTTTATGAGGAATATAGTCATGAGAGAAAAGCTGTAGCTAACATTATAAAAAATCATCGATTGGCTGCTATTGGTTTTATGCATCTGGATAGCGGAAAGTCAGGCGTTGAGATTTTGGAGTCATTGCCACTACAGAAATATTGTAGGTATATCCCGGATTATCAGCCAGAAAGATTGTCAGAACTGTTTTATCAGAGAGGTGATTGATATGTACAGATGTCCAAAATGTGGAAGTTTATGTAGTTTTTCTTTAATTCCAACGTGGGATGGCGCAATACAATCGTGGGTATGCCAGTGTTGCGGGTGGTGTAATTTGAATGTAGAAATAAAAACAAGCACATCAACAGAGAATATAGATTTAGGAAGGATTACAACGAATACGGAGGTGAGAATTTGACATGGAAGATTAAATTCAGAGCATGGGACAAAGACGAAAACGAAATGATTTACGATGTCCAGAATACATACGATTATCATTGTTCTGGACAAGGGGCCATTGAAGAATCATTCGGATCTGTATTATCAGATCGAAGATACATAGTTATGCAATATGTAAAGCTAACGGATAGTTGTGGAACAGAATTATATGACGGTGATATATCAGTAGATGACCAGGGGCGTGATTGGATTACATTTTCAACAAAGGGCGGATTTGGTATTTGTCGTGTATCTGAATATATAAAAGAAAAAGGAAATCCAATTATTTATGAAGGTTTAAGCGACATGCAGAATGCCAGTTGGTTTTTACAGAATCATGTGATTGTAGGAAATTTATATCAGCATCCGCAACTGGTACAGTTAGCAAAAATGCTTTAGGAAATCCGTCTTTCATAGTGATAGTAAAAATAGAAGGGAGATACATATTTGAGATTAACAAATAAATGGATTAATGGAGATTGTTTAAAAGAACTTAAGAAACTAGATGATGAAAGCGTTGATTTAATTATTACTTCTCCACCATATCACAATCTTAGGGTTTATAGCAATGACCCTTGTGATCTGTCTAATTGCGAAACTTATGAAGAATATTATTACTTACTCGGATTAGTAATTGCTGAATGTGCAAGGGTATTAAAACCAGGTGCAAAGTTCTGTATGCAGTTTGAAGACTACAACTACACTCTTGGGCGTGATGGACGTCGAGGAAAAGAGTCCATTACTGGAGAAATTAATAAAATATTTATTGAAAATGGATTTTGCTTGTGGAGTGAAATTTGTTGGGAGAAATATACACCACAGAGAGCAATGATTTCAGATGGTTCTCTTTGGTATAGAAACTTGAAAGTCAGAGATGCTATAATTGCTGCTAATTTTGGTTATGTATATGTCTATAAAAAGTCAACTGATGGTCTTATGTGTAGAGAAAGCGGAAGTGATATTACGCTTGAAGAATGGGCAACATGGGCATCTGGTGTCTGGAAAATTCCAAATAGTTCTGTTGGCGGTGCAAATCATATGACTCCGTTTGCATACGAATTGTGTAAAAGATTGATTAAACTGTATTCATGTCCTGGTGATATAGTTCTTGATCCGTTTGCAGGTTCTGGAACGTGTAATCGCGCCGCTATTGAAAATGGAAGAAATGCAATAGGTATTGAATTGAAAACAGAGTTTTATGATGCAGCACAGAGAATTTTTGATAAATGGAATGATACTATATTTGAATCCGATGATTCATATGATAAAATGCTTGATCGTTTCAAGGAGCAACTTCAGATTGGTGAATTAAACAAAGAAAAGGCAAAAGTCGATAAAGAAGAAACAAAAAAACTACAAGATAGAAAAAAGAAATTGCGGTCAGAAATTAAATTGTTGGAAACACAACTAAACGAACTTGGTATGAAAAAATCAGAAATAAAAAAAATAAAAGATAATGCATGTGTTGAGGTGTAGTTATATAGAAGAAATATGGAAAGATATTTCTGGCTTTAATGGATTTTATCAAGTTAGTAATCTTGGAAGAGTTAGAAGAGTAGGAAATTATTCTAATCAAAATAAAACTTGGAAATTAAAAGAGCCAAAAATATTATCATTAAAAGATAATGGAAGAGGATATTGTACTGTTATTTTAAGTGTCAATAATAAACATTATACAAGGTATGTACATAGATTAGTTGCAACAGAATTTTGTATAAATCATAACCCGTCTAAATATAAAGAAGTGAATCATATTGATGGAAATAAAAAGAATAATGTGTCGAATAATTTAGAGTGGTGTGACAGGTCATATAATAACAAGCATGCTTATGTAAATGGCTTTCATACATTACATGGATGCTATGGAAAAAAGAAATTGGTAGCGCAAATTGATATAAAAACAAATCAAGTCATAAAAATACATGATTCAGTTGCTAGTGCTGCAAAATATGTTGGATTGCAAAATTATGCGAATATTTCTGCATGTTGCAATTATGCAGAACATCCAGAAAAATATAAGCGTCCTTGTTTATCATCTAAAGGGTATAAATGGATTTTTGCTACAGAAGATATGAAAGTGGGTGATATTATTGATTGAACTTGCAGTACCAGTAGAAAAGATACCATATATTAGAACGATTGAAGGTCGTAGGTTCCGGAATGGACTTTGGTCTTTCCCGGAATCATCTGCAAACACATTGAAGCAAATCGGATTACTCGATGAAGAATATATAGTTGAAGAAAAGAAAACTATATATTATCAAACATCTAATTTTCTTAGAAAATATCAAAAAGATATTGTGAATAAGGCTCTTAACCATGAAGGATATGGAATTTTTATGGATACCGGTACGGGGAAAACAGTTTGTGCTTTAGAAATTGCGAAACATTTAGGAAAGACTTTAGTGTTATGTCCTCTATCCGTAATTGAAACCGCATGGATTGATGATTGTCATAAATTCTATCCTGAGTTACGAATTGTAAATTGTTGGGGAGAAAATAGAAAACAAAGATACGACGCATTAGAAACAGATTCTGATGTATATGTAATGAACTATGAATCTTTTAAAATTCTCAAAAATAAAATTGCTAAAATGAATTTTAAATGCATGGTTGTAGATGAAAGTTCTGTAATGAAAAACATGACTGCGCAAATTACATCAGAAATTCTTTCTATGATAGATATTATTCCGAGGAGATATGTTCTTAGTGGTACTCCGAATCCTAACTCTAATCTTGAATTATTCTCTCAAATGAAATTTGTTTTACCAGATCTATTTGGATCATCATTTTATGGGTGGCAAGCAACTTATTTTCATCAAGATATGACAGATCCGCACAAGTGGTATCAGACACAGGAGGATAAAGAAAAATTATTTTCAAGATTATCTGAAGGATCGGTATTCTTAAAGAAAGAAGAATGCATTGATTTACCTCCAAAAATATTCCAGATTAGAGAATATACAATGTGTAAAAAACAGGAAGAATATTATATGGATATGGTTAATAATATTCGGGATAATATCAATCAATGGTCTAAGTTTGAATTTACTGCAAAACTTATGAAGCTGCGAGAGATATTAAGTGGATTTGTCATAAATAAGGATAATACGATATCTGAGTTTAAAAGCAGTAAAACAGAGGTTTTAAAACAAGCCATTGAAGAAATTGGAGATAAACCAATTATAGTATGGTGTCAATTTCAATATGAAATAGAGACGCTTGCGAAAGAATTCAACGGTATTGCATTAACATCTAAAACAAAAAATAGAAATCAAATTATAAGAGATTTCAAGGATAATAAAATTCATCTATTATTCACACATCCAAAATTACTTGGCAAAGGACTTACATTTACAAATTGCACTTATAATATTTATTACTCTGTTAGTTTTAGTTATGAGGAATTTGCACAGAGCCAAGACAGAATACATAGAATAGGGCAAGATAATAAATGTACATACATTATTTTGCAAGCGAAGAATACCATAGATGAAACAATATATAGATGTTTGCAAAGAAAAAAGAATGTGGTTGACGAGTTGTATTTAAAAATGGGAATGAAAATTTAGTTTTATTGGAACGAGGTGGAATATGAATAATACGAAATTGCCAGTATCGTTAGAAGATACCACAGAGCTGCGCAAGTTGATTATAGAGAATCCAAATTTACCATTACTAGTCTTTTGTGGGGAAGAGGCTTATAGCGGAGAATTCCCATATGAAAGTAACACAGACGTAAGATATGATATACAAGAACTGACGCTATATAAAGACTATTGGATTCCAAGAGATGAATATGAAGAGCAGTTGTGTGACGATTTATGCGACGAAGAAGAATATAAAGATATGACGGATGAAGAGTATGAAAAAATGATTGATCAGAAAGTAAAGGAAACTGAATTTGTGAAAGCGATTGTGATTTATGTAGGATAGGAGAAGGGTATGAAAGTAACATTAGATTTAGAAGATTTAGGACAGATAATCGAATCAACTATTAGTGATAATCTTGAATCTATTATTAATAAACAGGTTGAGAAGTGCGTGGGGAAAAAGATTGATGAAGTTGCTAAGAAAGTAATTTCTGAAAAGGTATCAGAAAATTTTCAGAGATTTGTAGATGAATACATAACAACAACGAAAATCAAAGTAGGCGGAAATAGTTACTGGGATGACGAAGAAGCAAAAGAGTTTACTGTAGAACAGTATATTAAATACGAACTCAAAAAGCGCCTCGAATCTAAAACACTAAAAGTCAAATCTAAAGATAGATATTCTGATTATTCCGAAGTAACGTTTGAAGAATATATCAATAGAGCATTTAGTCCGGATGATCTTATTAAAGGCGAGCTTGATGAATTTATGGATGATATTCGAAAGACAATTAACAAAACTATGCAGGAAACTTTTGATAAATCTACAAAGGATATGCTGTCAAGTACAGTATTGAATATTCTTACTGCTAATGATACATATCGTAAGATTGAGAATAATATAAAATGTATAGCAGATAAAGGAAATTAAAAATGAGCGAATGGGAGACTTATGAGCCAAACTGGGAGGAATGTCCGTACTGTGAGTGTACGTATGAAGAGTGGGATACGGGATATAAAGAATTTGGATGTTCGTACTATGGAGATGTAAATAATATGGACTGCAACGGCGGAGAATTGTATGGTTGTCCGCTGGCTTTTAAATATAGGGTAGAGGAATAGAATGGGTGTAAATGAGTTTGTTGAAAAACTTATAGATGAAATTTTAGATAATGCAGAAGATGAAAATATTGCTTGGAATTGGGGAGAAGAAACATTAAGAGTAGACTACGTTATAAATCTAATTAATGATTTAGCAAATATGGAATATAAGCGCCCTCATTCCAAAAGTGAAAGATGTGCTTTATGTAACAGGTATTATTATCGACACAAGAAAAGCGAACACAGAAATCATTGTATCGGAAAGCGTAATGGATGCGATGACTTTGACAGCGTACTTGCATTTATGAATGAATAAAAGATCGGTTTCATGGGAGGTGATGCGAGTGTTAAAACCAGCTCAGTTATATAAAGATAAATTGAGAACCGAATTAATAAAGTCCTGGTATAAACCAGAGAATATATATTGGGAAGGATGGACTGGAAGTGAAGTTCCAGACATTCCAGACAACAATTACGACAATCATTATTTTGTTTCAGTAGATAGAAATGATAATGTCATTGGATACATATCTTATGCTGTTAATTGGATTCCAATGTCTGCCGATAGATTTGGCATTATCAGTTTCCAGAAAGGCAATATTGAATTTGCAAAAGATGTATATGAATCTATCTGCAATATATTTGAAGTATATCATATGAATCGAATTCAGTGGTGCTGTTATGCAGACAATCCTGCGATCAGAGGATATAGGAATTTTATCAAGAAACATGGCGGTCGAGAGTGTGGATATTATCGACAGGTGAGTAGATTGACGGATGGCAGGCTTCATGACAGCGTGCAGTTTGAAATATTAGCAGATGAGTTTAAAAGATGAAGATATAGGAGGATTTACATGACTAAAGAAGAATATTTAAGCATGTATAAAGAAGACAAGCTTGCCGAAATTTGTGCGCAGCTTGAAGAAGAAAGAGATTATTATCATGATGAAATGAATGCGTATAAGAGCGATGCACAGGCTGCTCAGAAGAAAGCGGATGATTTTTCATCGTATTGGGAAAGTGTAGATAAGTTGTTTGAGAAAATAGAAACACTTCCGGCAAAGGATTTTATTAAACTATATTATCGGATGCATGACACGATGAATCATCATGAAAGATATGAAAACATATCTATACCAAAGCCAAGTAATTGGGACAATGTGATTACAGCTATTTCGAGTAGATAAAAACTGCGATTTCTTTTGGAGAATATAAATAATGTCAGATAATGCTATTAAAGAGATGTTGCAAAAATTTTCACTATCAAAAGAAACAATCCAAGAACAAATAAATGAAGAAATAAAACGTATGGCTAAAATTCGTAATGATGATATAGAAAATGATTCAGATTCCCGAAATGAAGCTACGTTGAAAAAATCAGATATTGGATACACGATTGTTTTACCAGATGTGGGTATGACATCGGAAGAATTAAGTAGGCAGTTAATAATTGTATCACAAATTCTACAGCAACAAAGTAAGATTGAAATTTATAACGAACTAGAGCGTTTATGTGATAAAAAACATTCACTGCATGAATCATTACAAGAACTTTCAGAATTAGCAACTGATCCAGATGATTTCTCATCAGATATTCCTTCGCTAAAAAAGAGAATAAAGTACTGCAAGAATCCTCTGGAACGCAAAAGATTGGAGCGACAGTTGAATGATGCATATAAGACAATGAAGAAACGGAGGTGAGAATGTGAGCGATTTTGGTGAATTGTTGGATGCTATTAATACAAAAGAAAAACTTGAAGAGCAATTAGAATGGAACGCAAAAAATATTAAATATATTTTAAATAAGATAAGTATAGATGAGTTAGAATCTGAAACTTCAAATTATGATCAGTTCAATAATATTTATAAGAAAATTCAGTATCACATTTCAGAAGAACGCAGACCTGAGTTTGAATCATTATTGCGTAGAAAAAAGATTGAAAAATTCCCAGAACTTCTCAAAGCGACGTATTTCCCAGAGATTAACCAGCTAAATATTCCAGATTCTGAGAAGGTAAGAATTGATGAGGCTACAAGAGTGAACTGCAGATATCATATGACGGCTAACAATTTGTCGCGACTCAAATACAAACTTTCGATAGAGGATCTGGAAATGCTTGAAACGGTGGGGGTTGTAGAAAAATTATATGATATCTGTTGCCCGTGTTGTGGATGCAAGGTTACTTCAATTACGCAATCAGATTTCGATAATTATATAAGATATTTTGGATTAATAGAAAAAGAAATCTCAGATGGGCTATCCGATGATGAAGAAGTTGAAGCGGACGAATTATTTGAACAAGGGTTTGACGCAGTGTGTACATATTGTGATGATTGCGAGGAAAATATAGAGGCAGATTCACTGAAAGAATTCAATAATTTGAGTTTTAATATTATGTATAAAGTAGTCAAGCAACCTGATTTAACTTATGAAAAGATGTAGCATATGAAAGTTTTATTTCTTCGGGAGGTGAGTTGAATGTCAGAAGAAATTATTAAAATACTAGATGATCTAGGAAGAAGGTTTGGCATTGCAATTGATTGGTCATCAGAAAATGTGATGCCGTATTTGAAAGATCTTATGTCAAGATATATTAATTATGAAGTAATGACATCTATCGCTTGGATTGTTATTGGGGCGATACTGTTAATTGGTGGAATTATATTCACAATAATTTTTATAAAGAATGACTATGATTGTGTTCCGTTCATTTGCATTGGAGTCGCAATTTGTGGCGCTGTTATGATAGGAACACAAGTGTTTGATATTATTACGTGTTATACAATTCCAGAGAAGACAATCATTGAATATATAAATTCTTTAATGTCTTCTAATGGATGATATAAAAAATCAAATGTTTTATTAGAAGATAAGATTTGTAACTGATTAACTTTCTATATTCAATTAATTATTTCAATTAAAATTCCAATTTCATTCAATTAAATAACACAAATTTCGTAGGTGTAAATCAGCTACCTTGGATTTTTGCGTCCTAAAAGCTGCTAACATAGTTGATTTTATAGAGTCATTCTATGTTCCGTCTACAGGTCTGTACGATTTGCGGGCGTTAATATAAATCAATTTTATTTTATGGAGGTAATTTATTTGACAGGATTTCAGGTAAAGAAAGCGAAAAGAGAAAAAATTTATTGTAAGATTGCACTTATGGCTCCGAGTGGTGGTGGTAAAACTTATTCTGCGCTGCGTCTTGCAACCGGAATGGCGGCAGAAATTGAACGAGAAACGGGCAAAAAAGCACGAATTCTTATGGGAAACACAGAACAGAAACGTGGATACTATTACGCAAATGAATTTGATTATGACATTGTGGATATTGAAGCCCCTCATAATCCTGAAAAATATGTAGAATTTATTGATTTTGCTGTTCAGGAAGGATACGACATCCTTATTATCGACTCTTCTTCTCATGAATGGGAAGGACGTGGCGGATGTCTTGAACTTCATCAGCAGGCGGGCGGACAATATCAGTCATGGGCAAAAGTAACCCCAAGACATAACAAGTTTATTGAAGCTATTGCAGACTCCCCTATACATATTATTGCTACTATGCGTGGTAAGGATCAGTACGAAATGAGTAGGGATGATCGTGGAAAAACAAGTGTGCAGAAACTTGGTGTTGGCGCAAAGCAGCGTGATGGATTCGAATATGAATTTACTTGCACATTTCTTATTGATCAGAAGACAAGCATGGCAGAAGCGCAGAAGGATAACACACACATTTTCGAGAACGAAACAGCAACCCTCCTTACAGAGGCATATGGTGAAAAAATTATGAAATGGGCTAATTCCGGCGATGGATACACTCCTCCGGTAAGAGGCAGAGAAGAGCAGAAAGAAGAGAAGGTTGCAGAGGATCTTTCTTCAATTAAGAAAGAGATTATCGCTATGTGCAATCAGCTTGGCGGTACAAAGAATGCTGAATTAATGACTACTTTAAAAACCTATACAGCAAATGGTAATCCGAATGCCATTAAAGATATTGGAGTGGCGAAGGAATGTCTTGAGAAGATTAAAGGTATTAAACCAGTAGAGTAATGAACAATACTGAGATTATCTGGAGACCAGTATTAGGGTTTGAGGGATACTATGAAATCTCTAATACTGGGATTGTTAGAAGTGTAAATCGCATAGTAAGCGGGAAAAACGGTAGTGTTCGTCATATTCCGGGAGTAATTATGACTCAACAAACAAACCATAAAGGATATAAATGTGTCATCTTACATAAATATGGGGAGCATTATACAAAGTTTATTCATAGATTGGTTGCTGAGGCATTTATAGATAATCCGTTCAAACTTCCTCAAGTAAATCATATTGACACAGATAAAACCAATAATCATGTGGAAAATCTTGAATGGAT